AGATGATCCTGCGACAGAAGCTAAACCTCTTTCCCTGAGTTGATTTAAAATCAGGCTGTGTTGGTCTCCGGCATTTGACAGGGTCCAGACTTGAGGATTTGCAGCGGCCATCATTGTGTATTTCATCGAGGCCCAGGCTTCTTGGTCTTTGTGTTCGCGCAGCTCGTCCATAAAGACCGTCTCTGGCCTAGAGATACCTCGCGCGGCGGCATTGGCGGCCTTGACCATATACCGAGTCCGATGGTTGGTCTCGATTTCCTCAGAACCGTGCGCCCATCTAATCCGTTTAACTTGGGATGATAAAGATTCGTTACTTTCGATGATGTTTACCAAAGCTCGAAAAGTCTCAAGCGAGGTCGTCAACCGGTGCGCCGAACCAATCTGAAGCGGGTCGTTCCAGAGAAATAGGCCGGCTAAAATCCGAGACATCATCAGCGTAGATTTGCCATTTTGTCTGGCAACCACGGCGCAGACAATCGGATAATGCCATCGCCCGTCAGGTTTGACCCGGTGCGCCTCGATTGCTAACCAACTCTGCCAGGGCAATAGGTCTAAGCCGATGGATTTGCTGAAATCGATTAGTTCTTGACCCTTTGAGGGCAGATTTACCAGCGGAGAATGGATTCTGGGCTCAGAATGCCCAAGTATTACACCTCCTATTTCCGATGCGTCCCGTTCCCTAACGATGCTAACCATTCGAAGCCGAATCGAAGTCATGACCAGCTGGCTCGTGCCGAAGGCTTTCGTTTCGTGGTGAAATTAGACCATGTGGGGTCGGTGGTGTCCTATCGCTATAAAAAAACCGCCCGCCTTTGCGTGAATTACAAGTCCTGCACAGAGTTTGTAGGTTGTCTTCCATATCGGTGCCACCGAGCCTTCTAGGGACGATGTGGTCCACCGAGTCAGCCCCTTCCATCCCGCAGCTTTGGCAGGTGTAGTTGTCTCTCATCAATATCCGAGCCCTGATAGTACGCCATAACCTAGTAGAGCCGTTATTCAAAGCAGAGCCCATTAGTACCAACCCCGCCCTGTTAGTCGTTTACGTTTATTCCATTCTTTTAAGGCTTTACAAGTAGAACCATAGCGATGATCGATGTAACGCAGACCCCAGTCGATTTGAGTAAAGGCGTCTTTGCCTCGTATTTTGTTATTTCGTAGCTGTGGAATTCCGTAATGCGAACCGTTTACCGCTTGTGGTCTCCAGTTGCTTTCTCTAGTCCATAACGTATTTAGGCATTTCATCTCGTTAAAATCTTTTAATCGAGAATGCGCATAAAGTTTATAAGATTCAATCTCTTTTGGAATTGCGGCTTCTACGGGCATCGCCGTAAAGCAAAGGACTGCCCAGAGCCCCGTAGCTGTTCGCCGGCTAAACCGCGAACGCGGCCGCCTCCAGCGGACGGAGCGTACCGATGCAGTCAATCTCTGTCTAGGTTTACGCGTGGGCTTCGGCGTGTCCCACAGGTTATGCCCATCTTGTGGATAACTCATCGAGTATAACCAAGCTCTGATTTTTGGATTGCGTGGACGTTATCCGAGCCCATCGCAGCTAGAACGCAAGGCATAAAGATACCTTTAGACGCACCTTCGGCCGTGGTAAATCGTAGATTTGATGGGAGGACCAGCATCGCGTCGGTCTGTTCCCATAGGATGTTAAACCACCGGGCCTTTGAGATTTGGACCAGGGCTATCCCGTTATTGTGAGCGATAAACTTCTTAGCCCACGGCGTTACATCGCTATAAGGTGGATTCATCCAGACGCGACCGAACCATTCCTGGGCCAATCCGTCATCGATAACCGTGAAGTGCTTCTTGGCCGGAATCCAGGGAATGCCGCCAGGTGGCGCTGACACGTCCAAATCGAACTCTAAACCGATGGCGTCAAATATCCATCTGGGAGTGTAATAATCATCGCTCGTCTTACTAGATACCTCATCGAATCCGATGTCCAAATCAAGTATTTCGTCCATCGATCATCTCCTTGTCTCGTTGATGTATACCGATTACGCCGCAGCCTAAGCATTGAGCACAGACGACTAAGTCGCCTACTGGGAACTCAGTTAAAACCGCGTGGATTTTTACTGCGCCACAGATACGGCACTTAAATCGCTTCTTGTCCATAAATGCTCCTTTTAAAGTTTTCCATCGGTTGAAGATGTCCCGCCGGAATCCACCAGCTATTCTGGTCGCGATGTTTAAATCGGTCTCTTTTGGCCATCGCTACCGGTAACCAACCCTTGAGATAGTACTTCGGGCTTTTGCCTACCACTAGGACTGCTACGTCCATCTGGCGGTCGTTTGGATAGATAATTAGATGGCCGTTTTCGTACCGGGTCCACTTCACCTCAATATTAGTGCCCACATCGGCCTGTGTTTTCATCGTGTCGGCATAAGGGTCGTATTTGAGGCCAAAATAGGACGCGACGACCATTTCAGCAGCTATGGCCTCAGCTAGTTCTGAAATCTCCTCGTGGAGATTTAGTTTAACGTTATAGCGAGGCTCACTGCCCATCTTTGGAGTCTTTTGGATTTTTAATAAAGCAGCGTGGTGCGCTACTAATTCGCTCTGCGGATGTAATCGCATCGGGATCATCTCTGGCCTCTTTCTAATTCACTAAGAAGCTCGTCTGGAACCGGTTCGCGTTCAGCAATCGGGTCGAGGTTTCGTCCGGCCTCTAATAAGACCTCGCTGTGGTCCTCTGGTGTCATCCACTTGTCGCCGTATTTTTTCATCCAAATCGGCGGGCATTGGCGCGCCTTTACTTTTTCAGGACAGACATAACCCTTGTATGGGCTGCCGGTCTTTCCAGTGCCTTCTTTGAGAATGCGATGACCGTGTTTACAGATAGGCGGCTCTGGCATAACTTCGGCCCCTAGTTTTGACTTTAGCTGCGCGATTGACTCGGCTGCGGTTGGAACGTCGCGCTTGGATGTGTGTGCATCGGGATACGCGGCCTGCGCTTGTAGGCTCTGGGCCTTCTCCATGTCCTGACGCGTTGGACGGGCTCCTGAGGGCGTTAGAGCCCCGATAGCACGGCCCACAGCGGAAGTTACGCAGTTCTCAATCCAGAAGTCTCGATTGACGCCGTGCGTTGACCTAAACTCATACGCGTAATCTGTAGCTGCTGGCAATTCAGCCGGGTCGTCTGTTCTGTAAACCGTGGCCTTAACTAGAACTCGACCCTGGTCATAATCGACGTGAACGATTTCTGTAACAATACGACCCATCGGAAACTCCGAACGGAATCGAGTAATCCTGGCGTTTACGTCCTCATAGTTAGATAAATCAAAGGCCATTATTTGTCCCTCTTTTTCCAGGTCTCAAAAGATAACTCAGATAAAGCTACAGAACGCGCTCTCTGATAACCGGCGTCGAATCCTTCTCTTTTACCAGAGTTCCAACCGGTGCCCCAGCCGCCTAAAAATACTAAGAAAAGTAAAAAGGCTAAAGCGAAGAAATCGCCATAATCGTATGTACACATCAACTGCTCCTGACCGTGGGAATCGGACGTTCCCATCGGCTTTAGTTTGACCTATTGCGCCGACGGTCTCAAGTAGTACGCGGGTCCTTCGGCGTGTCGTTACGGTCTTTAAGGCCATTTGATGCAAGAACTCCACCGAGCGACCCGGTTAAAAAAATCGCGAGAGTTTTAAGAAGGTCTATAAATGCCGCATCGTTTGGAGCTTGTGCGCCGATGGGTTGAGTTACGAAAATCAGGGCGTAGGTAATCCCTAGCGTCATTGCGACAAAGCAAAGGGCCAAAGCCGAGCCGATGATTAGGATTAATCTAGCTTTGATGTCTGCCGGACTAAGGCGTCTTTGGTATCGGCCTACCGATGATGTCCTCTGTACAAGTTCCCGATACAAGGCACTGCGGCTTCTGGCATTCTGGGCGGCTCCAGTTTTCGAAGTTTTGGCAGGGATACCTGACCCATCCGTCGTAACCACAGCCGCCTAGAACCAGTATCAGGACTACGGCTTGGAAAGTCCGAAGGCCGAGTCTTTTGGATTTAGCCAGCGCAAAATAACTGGAAGGACTGCAGCTAGACCTGCTCCGGCTATCGCCTTCGGGTCTGTAACTCCGGCCAAATAGACCGCTAATGATGCGGCTACGAATGACCTACTCCAGCTCGCTAGTAGTGCCTTTAGTTGTGCCATTTTTCTTGGCTCCTTTTTTCTTTTTGGGCTTTTCTTCGATTACGTCGTCTGCAACGTCATCGACGACCGGGAACGCATCGAGCGAAGTTACGAACTTCGGACGGGCATAACCGACGATGGGTCCACTGATCCTGGGCCTTTTCTTTAACATCACTTGTCCACCGTTGCGCTGATTACCGGTGCCGCTAGTGTTACCTTCAACAATAAAGCAGTTCTTTGGTCCTACTTTTACGACGATTCCAATATGAGAAATCCGGTCGATGCCATCGTGTGGGAAATCCATAAATGCTAAATCACCGGGCG